CATGGAGCTTTCATGTCATGTACGCCATATCTCGAGTATAGAGATCATCAGTTCGATAAAGAATATAATAGCACTGGAACGGCAGTATATCTTCCCATGCCATCTGGATTGGCAGTTGGATACAATGCAACTTGGGGACAAGATAATATTGGTTTCCTTGGTGAAGCAGTCCGAAAGGGTATGGGAGCTGGGAACGCAAAAGATGTCATATATGAAATTGGGACAGCCCTCTCCGCCACGGGAGTGAAGGCACTGGTGGACATGGTTGCTGGTGAAGCAGTATCGGGAGCTGGAGTTGCCCTTGGCATGATGTCTAATCCAGGATATGCTCTAATGTTCTCTGGATCTAACTTTAGAGGTTATACCTTTTCATATAATTTAATTGCAAGAAATGAGAATGAGTCTTATCGCATCAAAGGATTGATTGATATTTTTAAATACTACATGTCTCCAAACAGAGGAACCTCTAATAAATTAAATAAGATCACTAACGACTTCGTCGATGCCTCTGGTCTAGATAAAGATAAAACAATAAGAAATGCATCTAATAAACTCATAGAAAATGTTGGCAAATTTGGAATTATATCATATCCCTCTCTTTGGGAAATTCAGTTTCACTTTACAGATTCCTCTTCGGCTAATTTGCAGTCTACAAAGGCCAATGATTTCCTATTTAAGCCAGCCAAGTGCGCTCTTCAATCGTTCAATGTCGATTATAACTCTGGACTTGGAGTTCCGGCATTTTTCAAGACTGGTGCTCCAGTAACCACTAACATTACCATGACATTTATTGAATCAGAGATCGTTACTCGTGAGTCTATTACTGATGGCTCAATAACCTAGGATTACATTAATGTCGGCATACTTTAAATATTTCCCCAAGGTCGAATATGATGTACAGAAAACATCGAATCTCGACGTGGCGACTAATCTTCTCAAAAGATTCTCGATCAAGGCATCATCAGTCAACAACACTGCCATCTTCTATGACTATAACATTGTCGAAGGAGATAGACCAGATTCAGTAGCCAATAAACTCTATGGAGATCCAGATCTGGCCTGGGTAATTCTATTCTTTAATCGATCGATCAATCCTCTCTTTGATTGGCCTTTGACCAGTGAGCAGTTTCAAAGATACATTATCGATAAGTATGGCTCTCTTAGTCTAGCCAAGACGACCGTACATCATTATGAGAAGATAATCGAGGCTGAGCAAACTTTGGTAACGGGAGAATTTAAGGTCGAAAGAACGATTATCATAGATCAAACTACCTATAACAGCACAGCCGCTGACTCGAGACATGTAATCTATTCCTATTACTATGAAGAGACTCTTAATAACGCTCGTGGAGTTATCAAGGTCGTCTCTCCGGCATATATTACAGATATTTTAAATCAAGCTTCTAATATCCTATCAAATTAGGAACTTCGATGTATCAAAGACCAGGTGATTTTGAGTATAAAAAATTCGAGATTAAGAATTACAATGGCGATACGATTCAGCTGAGTCCCAGTGTTGTCATTTCTCTTCACATATTCGAGTCCATCTTCGATCCATATATCAAGGCAGTGGCCGTAATCAATGACACGAATTCTATCCTCGAGAGTCTTCCGATTATTGGTCAGGAAGAAGTATCTATCATGGTCAAGCCAATTGGTTTAGAGGAAGGACAGATAGATCTTAAATTTATTCCCTATAAGATCTCGGATAGATTAATTCCTGGAATGGCTAAGAATTCTACCTATACTCTTTCGATGTATCAGAAGGATACTGTTCTGGGAATGAAAAAGAGCTTCTCCTCGGCATACTCTGGCTCGATCTCTGACATTATTAAGAAACTCCTCAAAGATACCTCACTCTCTCCGACCAAGACTCGGATTACAGAGACATTGAATAAGCATAATATTCTATTTCCCAATACCAATCTCTTCGAATCAATTGCCATGCTTCAGAACTATGCACAGTCCGATCTGTATAAACCCTCGAACTTCTTCTTCTATCAAGATCATGTCAATGGATATAACTTTAGACCCATTGCACAGATGATCTCAGAAACTCCACTCCAACAGCCAAGTAAAGAAGGCCAAGGAGCTAGTCAGAATCAAAAATACTACTTCACCTCAGATACTGCTGTAAGTAGGCTCTCTGATTCTTCGATCTTTTCAATGAAGGGATTTGAATCGATCAAGGATCTAGATAACTTCTATAATCTTCAGGCTGGAATGTTTGGTTCGAATCTAATCTCTCATGATCTCGTAACTAAGTCTTGGAGAAGATATACATATGATTACCAGAAGGAATTCTCTAAAGAGAATCATCTATATAAAAATAAGTTAATTCGGAATGGAACTCAGATAATTGACTTTGATAATTCAGAAAGAGTAATAAATCATCTTCTTCCAACGGATTCTTTTAGGAAGGATTCTAAGTGGGTCAAGGATCATAAGTCTACTCTCGATCTTGACTTTGGAAGGCATGTCGAGGAAAACTATCTCTCTCGAAAGAGTTATCTTCTTCAGATGGATTATCTTAAGTTAAATATCTCTGTAATTGGAGATATGAGAGTCGTTCCAGGTACTGTAATTGAACTCGAATTCCCCGATACCTCTTCGACAGACAATAAACGTAAGAATGAGAAGTATTCGGGAAAGTATCTCGTAACGACTGTTCGCCATGGATTCTCATTGACAGAACCCAGGCATTTAATGCATCTAGAGGTCGTCAAGGATTCTTTCGAGAAAGAGTTAACAGTTGATAAAAAGGTTAAGGGGTAGATTATGCTAGGCAAGAGCTTCATGGGCAAAGAGTTCATCTGGTTTCAAGGTGTCGTCGAGAGCATTGACGATCCTCTTCGTCTGGGAAGAGTCCAGGTTAGATCATTGGGATTCCATACCGATGATAAAGTTCTTCTTCCAACATCAAGTCTTCCCTGGGCGCATCCTCTTCAGCCAATTACCTCGGCTGCAATTTCAGGAATTGGTACATCTCCGACGGGAATTCTAAATGGATCCTGGGTAATTGGATTCTTTCGTGACGGAATTCTAGCCCAGGAACCAATTATCATGGGAACTATTGGAGGAATCCCAATCGAGAAGGCTGATTCAAGTAAGGGATTCTATGATCCCGATGGAATCTTTCCCAAGGAAGATATGATCGATGAATCAGATACTTCTCGATTGGCTCGAGAGGAATATAAAGATCATCGTTCAATGATTGTAAAGAATGGAAATATTCTTAAAGAAGTTCCTACTGCCGTGTGGCCAAAGATGTCTAAGGTTGGTCCAAAGAAGCTTAGGAAAGAGCAAGAAGTAAAAAAATGGACTGAACCTACTCCAAGGGGAGGAAAGAGTTCGAAATATCCATTTAATAAGGTATTCGAATCGGTATCGGGCCATGTCAAGGAATATGATGATACTCCGGGAAATCGAAGAATTCATGAATACCATACTGCTGGAACATTCGAAGAGATACAGGATAATGGTACGAGAGTAACTAAGATTGTCAAAGATAACTATCAGATCGTGGCTGGAGATGATTATGTCTATGTTCAGGGAAATGTAAATGTCACGATCAAGGGAGACTGTAATCTATTAGTCGAGGGAGATATGACTACTCAGGTTCAGGGGGATTACTCTCTTTCAGTCACTGGTAATAAGATCGAGAAGATCGATGGTTCTCATCTGATCGAAGTCGGAACTGATTACTCTCTGTCGGCAGGTACTGGAATTAATCAGCATACCGATGGATCAAAGTCAGATGTCGTTAATGGCAACTACTCCGTGATCTATAAAGGTGATTACAATCTAACGGCCAAAGACATTAACATTGCAGCCCTTGGATCTCTTACGACCAAGGCTGTTATTTCGGCACAACATGGAGCAACCAATCTATCTCTAATTGGTGGGCTTAAAGCCTCTCTTACGGGAGGACTAAGCCTAGAGGTTTCTTCGCCTCTTCTCGTAGAGGTTATCTCGGGAACTCCAGCTTCTTCTATCATCATGACGCCAGCTGCAATAGTTAAGACTTCGCCATTACTTACTCAGCTCGGTAATCTTGTCCATACTGGAACTGCAGCAATTGCTGGTGCTGTGGGAATTACTGGAGCCACAACAATCGCGGGAGCCACGGGAATTACTGGAGCAGTGGCTGTTACGGGAGCTGGCACTTTTACTGGTCTCCTAACATCCTTGACCAATACTCTATCGACTCATACTCATTCTTCGTTCGGTACACCTCCAACTCCAGGAACATAAGATGGTATCGCTCGCGCTTATCGATAAGGTTGGAAATAATCTACAGAACTCGATCAACAAGGTCACGGGAGATATCGGCCTCAAGATACCTCAACTTCCCTGTGATCTCGATGGTCAACTTCAAGATGTTATTTCTGGATTATCCTCCTCGGCTCTTTCAAATATTAATGGACTTCTTCCTGGAACTTCATACCTGGCAGTGGCAGCTTACTATGCCGATCTCCTTCAAAGTATTCGAGGAGACCTTGGAGCATACATTCTCAGTGCATTGCCATTTAAGGTGCCAAGAGCTCTTGCTGGTCCAATTGGAGGACTTATCAACTCGGCCATCTCAGGCAAGGAAGCATTTGGGAATAACTTGGCCAATCTCAAATCTCAATTTGGAAGCCTCGAGAATTTAGACGAAACGATTAATCTGGCCATGGAATTGGCAGGAGAGGAAGGCTTCGACATCTGTTCGATGATACCCAATATACAGGAGCTGGCAGATGGCGCTTTTAAAGAAATGGGTCTTGCTGGTAAAATCGACCTCAAAGACCCATTTAAATTTCTTCCAAAATTCCCCGACATTCCGACTATGCTAACATCAAAACTAACTGACATTGTCGATCCTGCTATGGAAAAGCTCTCTCTGGCTCTGACAGGAAAGACTATATCACAAATGACGACTGACGTATTGCCTGGAGATGACACACGTCCAACTTTGGCTGCATACATTAAGTCAACAAGCGTATAAATATAATAACAAGACTTATAATCGGATAGAAAAATATGTCAGCGACTATACAAAAAATCAAAGGTGGAAGTATTAATCCATCGACTAAGGATCTGATATTTTCTGATTTTGACTTTTCCTTTAAACAAAACCCAATCGATCGTGACTTACTTAGAGTAACAAATTCTGGAGCCATTCGTCAATCACTTAAGAATATCATACTTACCAGTGTTGGAGAGAGACCATTTGCTCCAGAATTTGGATCTTCGATTCGTAAACTACTATTCGAGAATTTATCTCCAATCGTTGCCGTTGAACTTCAGACGATTATTAAGTATGCAATTAAGAACTATGAACCAAGGGCATTAGTTTCGGGAATCGTTATTGCTGCTAATTATGAGAAGAATGGCTATGAAGTGACGATTGTATTTTCTGTGATAAATCAGACCACGACTGAAAAAATTAAAATTCTATTAGAAAGAATACGTTAATGGCAGCAAATACCAATCTATCCATCACTGAACTTGACTTTGGGCTGATTAAATCTAATCTCAAGGCTTATCTTCAGAAACAAGCTAAGTTTACTGACTATAACTTTGATGGTTCGAATATCTCTGTTCTTCTCGATGTATTGGCATATAATACTCATTACAATGCATTCTATGTCAACATGATCGGGAATGAGATGTTTCTCGACACTGCTATTCTTCGAGAATCAGTCGTATCGAGAGCCAAGGAGCTTGGCTATGTTCCAGCCTCGGCACGTGGACCAGATGCTTCTCTCCTAGTCACAATTAATGATGCTCGTCCGACCTCGCCAGCATCAATCACGATTCCAAGAGGAACTAAGTTTACAACTTCGGCAAATGGACAAACTTATGTCTTTCAGACCGATACTGACTTTGCCATTTCTGCTTTCTCGAATGGAACTGCCAATCTATACTCTACTACTGTAAAGGTATTTGAAGGCGTCGAAAGCACTGAACAAATTACTGTGACGGCCACCTCGAAATATATTATTTCAAATCCCACGGTCGATCTCGCTTCTCTACTCGTAACAGTCCAGGGATCATCCTCTGATCTTTCAACTTTTCCATATTCTCTTGCTACAGATATCAATACAGTAAATGAAAACTCGAGAGTCTACTTTCTACAGGAAGTCGAGGGTGGCAAGTTTGAAGTTTACTTTGGTGATGGAGTGATTGGCAAAGAACTCTTAGTGGGAAATATCGTCAAGCTGAGATATCGTACTACCAATGGTGCTCTTCTAAATGGAGCCAATACCTTCTCTGGTCCAAGTACCATTTCGGGATTTACTTCGATCACGATCAAGACCACGATAGCAGCAGCCTCTGGAGCTGATCAAGAGTCAATTGATTCTATCAAGTTTAATGCTCCCAAGCAGTTCGAAGTTCAGAATAGAGCAGTTACATCTAGAGATTATGAAAGAATCATTGTCAAGAACTATCCAGAAATTGTCTCGATCTCTGTCTGGGGTGGCGAGGAAAATGTTCCTCCCGTCTATGGATCAGTCTTTGTCTCGGCTCGACCAAGTACGGGAGAAAATCTCTCGAATTCAAAGAAAGAATCGATCAAGGCAACTCTCTCGAGCATTAATCTATTGACGACCACGGTCGAGTTTGTCGATCCGACATATATCTATGCAAACATCACTTCTACAGTTCGATACAATCCCAATGCAACGGCCAAGACCGATGGTCAGATGATTACCACTATCTCAAATTCGATTACTAATTACTTTAATACACAGCTTGGACAGTTCGGAAAGGGTCTGAGACTTTCGAGATTGTCTCGATTTATCGATAATGCCGACACCTCTGTTCTCTCAAATGATACCACTCTTCAACTCGAACTTAGATCTAAATCTATATCTCTTTCTAAGAAGAATACCTATACATTTACATTTAATCAGGAAGTAGTCCCCGGATCATTGACCTCTTCGCAATTCACTCTCGATTCACAGAATGTATTCCTCGACGACAATAGCTCGGGAATAGTTCGAGCCTACTTCTTAGATACCGATGGAAATAAGAATCTAATTACCTCTAACTCTGGAACAATCGATTATGACACGGGAACTGTTACTCTTACATCATTCCTTCCCTCCTCGATCTTGAATAGCATACTCTCTGTTCGAGTCAGTACAGTCAAGAAAGATATAATTCCGACATTGACTGAGATTATTATCATTGGATCGAAGACTATTCTCGTAGTTAAGGAAGTTGACGAGCTCGCACTTACTTCTGGATCTTTCTAATGCCTCTAGTGAATACCGACCAAAAAGTATCATTACTCGTCCCAGAGCTATTTCCAGCAATCTATAGGGATGACGCACCACTATTGGTCGATTTCATCAAGAACTATTATGAGTGGACCGAAGATGTCGATAATGTAGAATATGCCTCGAAATTTCTTCGTTCTATTCGAGACGTCGAACTAACTCCTACTAAGTATCTTCCATACCATTTTTCTGAACTCGCGCCTTCGATCTCGACCAACATCTCGACGCAAGCTTCTATTTTCCTCAAGAACGTCCTAGGATTCTATCGTTCAAGGGGAAATGTTCGATCCTATGAATTCCTATTTCGTTCTGTCTATGGAGAATTGGTCGAAATCTTCTATCCCTGGGATAATGTTCTAATTGCCTCGGGATCAAAGTGGGTCAAAGAGAGTGTCATAATGGTCCAGGGATTGACTGGCGATCCATTTAAGTTAACAGGACTCATCACAGGTTCTACCTCGAGTGCAACAGGAGAAGTCGAATCTGTCAATCTCGAACTCTATGGCGGAATTACATACTATAGACTATTCCTATCAAATGTCGTTGGAAGTTTTGTCAATGGCGAAATCGTAGTTAATGACGACTCGACGATCGAGTGCATTACTCAGTCTCCAATTAGCAGTGTCGATATCTCTTCTAATTCTGTCTCTTCCTATGGAGGAGGCGGTGGAGTCACTCATCAGGTCGGAGACGTAGTCGATCTTGCCTCTTCTCTGGGTGGGATTGGCGGTAGAGGAACAGTTACGAGTGTCACTGCCAATTCTGCAATTTTTCTTACAGTTAGATATGGCGGAAAGGGATATACAGTCGGCAATACAATTATTACGATCACTGGTGGTTCTGGAACTCGAGCCACGGCCAAGGTCGCTACTCTCAGTGGCACTGAATTGCTTACCTTTGGAACTGCAGTAATTCGTGGTGCAAATTCTATTCCCATCAATTCTGTTAATTATGGAAACACCTCGGCCTATGCCAACACTCCATTTACGAGTGGGATATCAGCATCAAGTCTACTCTCTGCTGGATTTAGACTGACTACGATTACTGTTGGAACAATTGCTACCATTCGCATGACAGACTATGGAAAGGGATATACTTCCCTTGCTCCCAATACAACGATTACTGCCGTTGATTCATGGATCAAGACTCGATATGCCCTTGGTAATCATCCCAGTCAAGCAAATTATGGTAACTCTGCTCTTCTCGATTCTGCTCGTAGAATCGGAACGATCACGGCAATTTCTGTTTCAAATACGGGATATGGATATCAGCAGAATGAATTTATAGCTATTTCTAATCTAACTCGAGCAGCAGTCAATGGAGCAGGGAGCATAGTCCCCAATAGTCTTTCAGAGATATCGCAGCCTGGTTCTTGGGTAACAACCTCGGGCCATCTTTCTTCAGATAAGGTCATCCAAGATTCAGATTATTATCAGAAATTCTCCTATGAAATACGCTCTGCCTTGGCAAGTGATAAATACAACAAACTGGTAAAGGCACTGGTACATCCAGTGGGAACTAAGCAATTTTCAAAGACTATTCTATTAGATATCTATGATATCTCGGCAAATAGCGAATTTGTGTTAGTTCAGGAATAAGAGAATGGGGAATTAAATGTCTGACGGAATTACAACATATCTTTTTAAAAAACATAATTCTCGTCTATTTAAAGATGGATTTTCGGGATCAACTGCCAATAACTTCTACTTCTTCATTGGCAAGTCAAGTCCCTGGACGGACGAAGGTAGTCCACCCGAAGCAACAAACTCAGTTGCCAATGTGAGATATAATCCATGGGTGACTATGACGGCCATGAAGAGAATCAAGACGGCTGATACGACATATGTCGTTCCCAGATATGATTGGACCAGTGGTACTTCTTATCGTAGGTATGATTCTGCCGATGGATTTGGCTCGGCAAATGCCACTCCATTCTATGTAATGACTGCAGACAATTATAACATTTACAAGTGTATCGACAATAATAATAATTCTGCCTCTACGACCAAGCCCACGGGAACTTCGACTGGACTTACGAGTACTGCCGATGGCTATACTTGGAAGTACATGACCACTCTAGTTTCGACTCAGATTAATTCATTCCTAACAACCAATTTCATGCCTGTCAAGACATTACTTGCAGACGATACTACGACACAGTGGGACGTACAAGTAGCTGCAGCTTCCTCGAATGGAGCCATTCATAAGATCATTGTAAGTGCAGGTGGTGGTGGCTATCTAGAAGTCTCTAATACCTTTGCTTCGGTCACGGCCAATGGATCTTCATTTACAATTCAGAGCTCGGCCAGTTCGATCAATAACATCTATAATGACTCAGTTATGCACATAACTGCAGGAACTGGTGCGGGTCAAATTAGAAGAATAATTGACTACATTGGAACAACTCGTACAGTTACAGTTAATTCAGAATTTACTCCTGTTCCAACGACAGCTTCCTCATTTAGAATTGCTCCAAGAGTAATCATCACCTCGGGATCAAGACCAGAATCTTCTGGTACTAGAGCAACAGCTGTCTGTCGTGTTTCGGCAGGAGCAGTTGCAAATGTGACAATGATAAGTAATGGTACAAAGTATAGAGATGCTCAGGTTCGAATCTTTGCCAATACTTCACATGGCTCGGGAGCAACAGCTCGTGCCATAATCTCTCCTCCTGGTGGCCATGGATTAAATATCGAAGAAGAGCTCTATGCACACAATGTTCTATTATTCTCTAGTTTGACTGGAACAGAATCTTCTACTATTCCAGTTGACAATGACTTTAGAATGATTGGAGTAATCAAGAATCCACTCCGTGCAAATACTTCTGTAACTCCCAATGTCAAGGCATCTGCCGATAACTATGATCTAACTACCAAAATTAATTTTACATCCCTTACTGGAACATTTGCACAGGATGAAATCATTCGTAATAGTACGAAATCAGCCAATGCAATCATTGTTTTTGCAAACTCTACTGTTCTTAAAGTATATAATTCTAATGGAACTTTTTCAGTATCGGATAGTATCACGGGAAGTGTTGGTGGAGCAACGGCAACTATTTCTACGATAACTAACAGCCTAGTAGCTAAATACACTGGTGATGTTATGTATGTCGAGAATAGAGCAGCTGTTTTGAGATCATCGGCACAAACAGAAGAATTAAAACTGATCCTTAAATTTTAGACGTAGTAGGGAAATAAATGCCGCTCAAAACAGATCTAAATGTAACACCATATTATGACGACTTCGATGAAACGAACAATTATAATAGAATTCTTTTTAAGCCTTCTGTAGCAGTCCAGGCTCGTGAGCTAACGCAGCTTCAGACAATACTTCAAGATCAGATCGAGAAGTTTGGCAATCATATTTTCAAAGAAGGCTCGATTGTCTCAGGATGCACTATTGGACTCGACAATTCAGTACACTACATCAGAGTATTTAATAAAGATTTTAATGGAGCTAATGTATCAATCTCTACCTTTGCCAATACAAACATCACTGGATTAAGCTTTGGCGTAAGAGCGCGTGTCTTAAAAGTTCATGACGGATCTCAGGCGAATACTCCATCTCTAAAGACCATGTATCTCAAGTACACTTCTTCGGGGAATACCTCGGGAATTATGAAGAGATTTACTCCTGGCGAAAAGGTCTATGAGACTGCAAATACTGCACATTCTGCCAATGTATTTACGACATTTGGTTCTACGGGCAACTCCTCGATCTTTACAGTTTCTTCGGGCGTGCTCTATGCAAGAGGACATTTTATCTATGTCCCAACTCAGAGTCTTGTAATTGGTAGATTTACCTCTAATACCGATGCTCGAGTTGGATTTACCGTCGAAGAATCTATCTCGACGTCTTCTGATGATTCTACTCTAACTGATCCAGCAGCTGGTTCATATAACTATGCAGCTCCTGGAGCTGATCGTTTAAAACTAAGTGCAGTTCTCTCGACAAGAACTTTTGCACAGGCCAATACCGACGATTTCTTTGAAATTGCACAGATTGCCAATGGTCAATATATTCGTACTTTTGATAAAACGCAGTATTCAAGCATTCTCGATGAGATGGCAAAAAGAACATATGATCAATCTGGAGACTTCCTCGTTGATCCATTTAGCATAGTTGCCGATGAACATCTATACACTGCCAATAATGGCGGTTACTACAAATCAGCATTTGGTGGATCTAAAGATAAACTTATCGTATCTGTCGGATCTGGCAAAGCCTATGTTCGTGGCTATGAATATCAAAATAGAGGAAAATTTCCTATTCATATCTCGAAGGCAAATACCTCTTTATCCTTGGCAGCACAAGAGTTCGAAATCTCCTATGGCAATTATGTCTACATAAATTCAGTTTCTGGAGAATGGGACATTAATAATCTTTCTCAAGTATCTCTCCATGGAACGGCAATTGCCTCGACGCCAACTTCTACTAGTATTGGTAAATTTACTTCTAATACAAGTAACTACAATACTGACATTATTGGTACTGCTCGCGTTCGTTCTATTCAGTATGACTCGGGTAACTTCTTTCCCGATGGAACTGCCAGGTACAAATTATATCTCTTTGACATTAAGATTACTGGAGCGAACAAGAGTTTTGCCAATACCAAGGCAATTTCTGCCACGACAGTAAATAGTTCTTCGGGAAATCGTGGATTTGGCAATATCGTTCGAGATTCTTCGATCGTGTGGAATCAGGCCAATCCAGCTCCAGTGACGGTCCTAAGTGCAAATCTTAAAGAAAAAGATCTCGACGTTTCGATCTTTCCCATTCCAATTAATGCCATTAAGAGATTAAGAACCTCGGCAGGAGCAGTCAATGCCACGATCGTATATTCAAAGGCACAAAATGTAACTATTGCCTCGGGTGGTACATTTACTCTATCATTGATAAATGAGCAATTTAACTCTGGAACGGGTCTACTCTCAGACTCTGCCTCGAGACAAAACTTCTATGTTGCACTTACTGCAAATGCAACGGCGAGCATGACTGGAACTATCACCATAGGAAAAAACTCAAATACAATAACGGGATCGTCGACTCTATTTACTAGAGAATTCCGAAATGGCGATATCCTCATGTTTGGTTCTAATAACTATGTTCATAGAATTGTAACGATCGCTTCTAATACCTCTCTATCAATTACTCCATATGGACCAATCTCAAAGGCTGGTCTAACATTTAAGAAGGTATTCCCCAAGGGACAGGTTATTGATCTTGGATATAATGCAGATTCTTCTTCCTTTAAGAATAGAACTGTCACGGTCGGATCTTCTACTTCGACAACATTTGATCTTAAAGAAACCTTTGATTCTTCGGTCTCGGCCAATGTAATCTTTATTGCCAAGAAAACCAGTGCCAGAGAGGCATCGAAACTTCTCAGAGCAAATCGCTATGTCAAGATTAGAGCCAATACTCATCCGAGAACTACTTCGGGACCATGGGAACTTGGTTTCTCTGATGTATTCTCAATTCAGGAAGTTAGACTTTGCACTTCTCTTCCGACCACGACCACGGCTGGTACTGTCGTGACAGAAAATTTCGAGCTCGATGATGGACAGAGAGATAATTTATATGCAACCTCGAAAATTAAGAAGAAGTCAACCTCGTCTCTTTCGATTGCAGCAAATGACTTCCTCCTTGTCAAGTTTGCAGTCTTTCAACACGATTATACCAATGGATTTGGATACTTCTCAGTAGACTCATATCCAATCGATGATAATAATTTAGCAAATACCGCAGCCATTCATACTGCACAGATTCCAACATATGTCTCGACAGTAGATGGGACTTCCTATAACTTAAGAAACTCGATCGATATTCGCCCAGCCTTTACGGCAACGTCAAATATTGCAGGTTCTTTAGTATTCCCGGCCAATACCACGACCAATCCAGCAAACTCTACTTCGATTTCTGTTGCTTCGGGATATGCAAGAGTCCTCTTTCCAAATGAAGTATTCACGAGCGATCTATCATACTATCTACCACGCATTGACAAACTATTCCTCGACACCTCGGGTAACTTCGTTATTTCAACTGGAACTCCTTCTCTAAGACCAACACAGCCCGATGATATTGGCGATGCCATGAAGTTGGCAACGATCTTTATTCCAGCATATCCTTCTCTCTCTCAGCAATTTGCTAAGATTTTAAACACAAATCAAGGAGTTACCACGGTTAAATTAGTCAATGCTCGTAGATATACAATGCGTGACATTGGCAAGATCAAAGATTCGGTTACTCGATTAGAGCATCAAACTCTAATCAACATGACCGAAGCAGAGGCTCTCTCGAAACAGATTCTAAACTCTTCTGGAATTGATCGATATAAGAATGGTCTCTTTGCCGATTCATTCACATCATTCGATAAATCTAATTTAAATGATCGTGACTTTAATGCCTCGATCGACACTGTGGCCAATGTCCTTCGTCCCAAGGTCGATGTATTTGAGGTGACGCTTGATTATAATGCCTCTGAATCTTCGAATATAGTTCGTAGAGCCAAAGATGCTGTCCTCGTAATTACTGGAGCAACAGGAACATTTACTGTTGGAGAAACTATTACATCTTCGGGTGGAGCTACGGGTAAACTTGTCTATGCTATCTCTACTACTAAACTTGTCCTCGAAAAGACCACGGGAACATTTGTGGCAGGACAGACTATCGTTGGAAAGGGTGCCACTATTTCCACGGTAACTCTTCCAAGTGAATCCTCGGTATTGACTCTTCCATATACTCATGAATTGGCAGTAGAACAACCCTATGCAACTAAGGTAAGAAATGCAGCAGGAGAGTTCTATTACTTCTTCTTTAAGGGAGTCATGACTCTCGATCCAGCTTCTGATACTTGGGTAGACACGACCTATGCTCCTGATATTAATAACGGAAGTAGTGGCGGCAGTGGTAGTTACATTGCTCGACAAGACAAGGTCTCCCTTGGAGCTGTGCTGGCCGGATCTGAATCTGGATCAATCCCCGGATTATCTACCACTTATGGTGCTTGGACTAAGACTATTGATGGTTTGCCAGTTGTCGAAACTTTGGCCTCTGGCACGCAGATTGCAGTATTAAATGGTACTTTCGGCACAAACATTAAAGATGCTGTAGGAGGTATAACAGCATATAGTTCTGTAAATCCTGGAACCACAGTAACTCGCGAAACATCAATCTGGACTGGACCAGTCTCGACGACATGGGTAGACTATGAAGATTCAACTCAACTGATCGATGATCGTGTAATATCAAATTCTTTAAGTCACTACATGAGATCGAGAATTATAAAAATTAAAGCAGATGGTTTGAAGCCAACGACGCGACACTTCCTGTTCATGGACGACTACAGTCTATCTGCCTATATGACTCCGACAAATTCTTCATTCGTTGCAACGGGAAGCGAAGGAACTGCAGTACTCTCTGATTCTACTGGAACTCTTACTTGTACATATAGAATCCCAGATAATGCTGCCATTAGATTTAGAACCGGAAATCACGTGATTCGACTCATTGATAATATTTCTCCAGATGCGGGATTTGTTTCTTCTTCTGTCGATTCAAATTATGTTGCTTCTGGGTCTATTCAAACTCGCCAAAGATCATATGTTACGACTCAGGTTGCCACGACAAGAACTTCAACTGAAACGGTAAGCCTCAAGCATGACTCGCTAAGATTGCAGAATGGGCAAGGAGCTGTTCTGATCAATGGAGATGGAAATAGACAAATCCTAGTTCCCACTCAAACTGTAGAAAGAAATACCGTGGCTGCTGGTGGTACGGGCACTTCGAGTTCTGCAATTCCACAAAATAATAATGGCGGTAGTGTAGTATCACTATCTACAACAACGCCAGCTACTGAACCAACAGGCAATGGTTCGAGCGATCAAACAAATACATATACTGTGCTTGCCCATGAGCGTAATGCCAAAGATCTTGGATATAATGCAGATGGTCTTGATCCAATTGCACAGTCATTCTCTATACCAGGAGCTGACTATGCTTCTTCGGGAGTGTTCCTAACAAAGATCGATCTATACTTTAAGAAGAAGTCAAGCACACTTCCGATCATTGTCGAAATTCGCGAGATGCAAAATGGATTCCCAACGACCTCTGTAATTCCTGGATCGACGGTTGTTGCAACGGCAAGTACGATCAACACCTCTTCTGATGGATCGAATGCTTCGACCTTCTGGTTTAGTAGTCCAGTGTACATCAAAGTAGATACTGAATATTGTTTTATAATCAAGCCAGCAGGAAATAATCCAGACTATGAAGTTTGGCTCTCTGAACTCGGCGGTAAGGATCTATTAACAAATAAGGTCATCACCGAGCAACCATACATTGGCGTCTGCTATACTTCTTCAAATGACAAGGCATGGACTATTCAGCAATCCGAAGATGTTAAGTTTAGATTATATGTTGCTAATTTTTCGACTGGGACTACTGGAGCTGTCATTCTAAAGAATGAAACGACGAACTATCTTAATGTTTCGAATGTTTCATCAGACTATTATACTTCAGAAACAGTCTCGGGAGAAATTAGACTCTTCGTTAGAGCAAGATCTAATACATCAGCGGGATCGACATCGGGAGTTGGTTCGACTGTTAAAGGTCTAACCTCTGGTGCTTCTGGAGTTGTAACGGTAATATCTGGTGCAGGATCGACGGCAGCTGGTTCTAATAATGCAATGTTCCGTCTCAGAAACGTCCTACCCTCGGTAAGATTTACTGTTGGTGAAAATGTGAGATTTGCCAATGGTGCAATTGCCGTGGCAATTCAATCATATACTCCCTCGGGAAGAATAAAGTATTTCGCTGATAACTATGCCAACGCGCAGATGCATATCGCAAACACTGTCACTTCAGTAACGAACTCTTCGGGAAGCTTCTCTGCTACAAACAAGTATGGTCCAAACAATATGTTTGTTACTTCTGAGCAGCTCACGGGTCATACTTCTCTTACCAAATCCTTTGTATCGACAATTGATAATTTGCTTCTGAATACTCTCTATACAAATGTTCAAGATATTACCTTTGCCAATACAACTCTAACATACTCGACTAAGAGTTCATCTTCTTCGGCTCTTGATTCTACATATGCCGATATCGTAAATCGTCATGATCAAGAATTTATCTCAGCAGAGAAGAGAGTATTCTCGAAGATTAATGAAGTTTCGACTTTAAATGGAAGTAAGTCTCTGTCGATCTCGGCTTCGATGGTTACCAATAACAAGTATTTGTCTCCATTGGTCGACATTCAAAGAGCCTCGGCATATGTAATTGGTAATATTATTAATAATGTTGTTACGAATGAAACTAATTCTTTTGGTGGTCTATCCAAGGCCAAGTATTTGACAAAGAGAATCATTCTCGGAGAGGGTCAAGACTCTGATGATCTCAAGGTATACATTACGGCATTTAAGCCCAATACCTCTGACATCAAGATCTATGTGAAATTCCTTAATTCTGAAGATAATACACTATTCGAAGATGTTGGCTATACTCAACTTTCACAGTCTTCGAACTCTAATCTATATTCTGATTCTAAATCTAGATCTGATCTTATCGAATATGAATACTCTATTCCCTCTGCAAGTCTAACGGGAACATATGGAGAATTTCAGTATACCAGTGGTACGGGAGCTAAATTTACGGGATATAAATACTTCGCCATAAAGGTCGTCATGACATCTTCAGTAACATATAATCCTCCTGCACTTAAAGATATTCGTGCAATTGCATTATTGGTATAATTCATGTCTGAAACTAGATCTGATTTTATTAGGACAAACTCTGGAGCACTTGTCAGTATAGATAAAAATAGCGTAGTGAACTATAAGAGAGCAAGGGAAGTTCAAAGAGAGAAAAATCATAAGATACTCTATCTTGAAAACCAGATAAATATAATGGAAAGTAAGATGAGTAGTATCGAAGGTATTCTATCAAAACTTCTCGAAGATAAACAAAATTCTACTTAGTGTTGATAATTCTACTAAATATAATCAATAGAATACATGGGAAGAAGATAATAAAAAATGTCAGGTAATACTTATTCATATGTAACGCTCGCTACGACATTCCAGAACTGGATGAACAAGACTAATAATCTTGTCGCCGAGCTTAATAATAAGGTTGTTAAGTTCGATACCTCTAATTCGGGCAAAAAATTAATCGTCTCGGCCAACGTCGTGGCCAATGGCGCGACATTTACATCTTCTGCCAATGCAAACTTCACTGGTACTCTAAGTATTAATGGAACTAATGTTACGACTACTTTTCAAACTAAGGCCATTGAACGATCAGCTCTGGCCAATACCAACTCGTTCATTAAGTCTCAGTTAGCCAACACCAATACCTTTATCGCTACTAAAACTAATACAAGTACATTTAACTCTGCACTGGCCAATACCAACTCATTTATTAAGTCTCAGTTAGCCAACACCAATACATTTATTGCCACTAAGGCTAATTCGACAAATCCAACGACAAGTGGATTATTGGCTCATACGGGTCGAGCAACAATATCGACAAATCTTACAGTCTCTGGTAATACAATTATCAGTGGCCTCGTTGCCAACGGTTCTCTTGGAACTTCTAACTATGCATTAAAGACAAATGGAACAAGTGTATACTGGGGCGTAGTTGCAGCTACTGGTGGTGGAGGTTTAGGCTTTCTAAAATTAGTCAGATCATCATATACGGCCAATACTGGTGATCGCGTTGCAGCAAATACTAAAGGTGGTCAGTTTGCCGTAACATTGCCTTCCTCGCCTTCTAATCGCGACATCGTAGAAATTGTCGATGCAGAAAACAACTTTGCCAATACTAATTTAATTATTTCTCGAAATGGCTCGACGATCGAAGGTCAGTCTGCCAATTTAGTTATGAACATATCTGGCTTGGCTGCAACTCTTCAGTATGATTCTTCGAAATCTACCTGGCAGGTATTTACTGTATCGCCAACGGTTTCGGCAGTTACTTTATCTGGAAACATTTTAACTGGATTAACTTCTGCTGCAGTTTTCCAAGATCCTCTGCCAATTACAACTGCCAATACAGATATCAAGGGCGGAACACTTCTAGTTACGTCGAATACAGTATTTTCGAGAACTGCAAGCACTCTAAAAATTTCATCTAACACTAATTTTCAATCTAATGGATCTATTAAAATTCCAAGAGGAACTACTGGACAAAGACCCGCTCCTGCAGAAAATGGTGCTATAAGATTTAATACGACGCTAAATACAGTTGAAGCTTATCTGGGCGGGACATGGACAGATCTTGCAAGTAGTGGTGGTGCCGTTCCAGCAGGAGCTATAATCTATACTGCACTTAATTTTGGAGCACTATAAATAATCATGAATGTCAAGCTCTCTAATCAACTCAATTATTTCTTTTTAATTAATCTCGGAGGATTTTAATCATGGCCGTTACCGCGACACCAATCTTTGCTCAGACCCCATTCGCAGCTTCACTTAGCATGACGGCGCAGACCGCTTGCTCGACACGCGCTCCAACCGCAACGGCAAGCTTGGCTGGAGCTAACATTATTGAGTTTG